CTGCCGCAGTGAAAAAATAGACGCCCCGCCGTGGGACGCCTGAGCCGTAACCTGCAAAACTAGCTGAACATATCATAGCAGGAGACGAGGCTACTGGCAAGGAGGCGGGGATGCGGCGAGTTATCTACGTTGGCGGGTTGGATGACCTTGAGAAGCTCTCTGAGCAATACGCGGGCCGGTTGTGCCCCGGCGGGCTCTATGTATTTGGCCGTCACTGCGATGCCACAGCAGAGGCGGCCTTGCTTTGGGAGGACTACCATCACTGCTGTAACAAGGCCAGACTCACGGCCAAACAACGCTATGCGTGCAAAGAGGCTTTGCGGCTCGTGCCGCTTAGACTCATAGCTGAGCAGATGGGGTGCAGCTACCAGATGGTCGAGAAGCACTTGCGGGCCGGGTTCGGAAAGCTGGACAACCTGGGATGTAGGGGCCTTGGCGTGTTCACTCAGATAGTCGAGCAGTGCGGCGGGGGGAGGGCCGTGTATCACTACGTAGCCGAGGTCAAAAAAAACTTGTAGCTACCCCCGAAAACGCCCCGAAAACAGGCCGAATAGGTTGCCGGATTCAGGCGTTTAGGGCCTATATATGAGAGCTGCTGCACAGGTGGCTTGTTCAATCCCTCTCTTTCCTCCTGGGGGGCCCTTGCTCGGGGCCCCCTCCGCTCTCCCGCACAAAACCAGCTGTTCAGGAACAACGCCCTGAGTAAAATGTGAGGATACTGATATGACGCTCGAAAACATCCGCAAAAACTACGTCGTGCGCGACCGTGGCAACGGGCTCTCTAACCTGGCCTACAACGAGGGGGCTATCCAACTCTACGACTCCTCCGGCTTCGTCGGCGGCTACGCGGCAGACAAGCTGGCCGAGGCGGTCACGGCGGCGGGGGCGTTGGCGACGGCGGCTAACCCGGTGGTGGTGCAGGTGGCGGCTGGGGTTACCAGAACATACACCGCACAGCCGAATGTGTCTGTAGTGTTCGCTGATGAGTCCCCTGGCACATGGCAAATGGGTGTAGAGCGTCTACGGGATGTACCGTTTGAATACACACCGATACCTGGCACCGATGTGGACCTGGTGGCTATCAGGATCGACGATGCCGCCACTGCGTGGGTAACTACTGATGCGACTGGGACGCTACAGATCAATGGAGTAAATGTTAGTCCGCTGGCCTATGCGTGTGCTAAAGGTATCCCCCTCAGTTTTGCTGTGATACCCGCGTTCGTAGAGCTAAACGGCGCGACGTATATGACCAAGACAAACCTCAAAGACGCCTACTGGTTTGGCATGGAGTTAGCGGCACACACATACGACCACGAACCAGGCTCCCAGCCTACAACGACGGCGCAAGCATATAAGCAGGTGGTTGAGTGTCGTGACTACCTGGAGGGCATAGACGCAGGACTAGCTACCTGGCTGGGCGCGCCGGTGCGGGGCTGGATACGCAGTGGCTGGTGGAACAACATGACCACGCGTGCGGGATGCGCGGCAGAAATTCCACGACTGATCAGAGCGAACTACGAGTGGAGCATGGGGGCGTATGGCTACCCTGCACCAGGCCCAGGTGCCCGACACTATAGCGCCTATGGCTTCACCAAAGACCACAAGACGATGTTTGATGTGGGCAGGCCAGGGACGGATGTTGTGTTACTACTGCACACGATAGCGGCAAGTGGTGCAGAAGTCACCTTTGTTCAGTTCAAGAACATTATAGATAAACTGGTAGCACTCCGAACTGCTGGAAAAGTGCTACCAGTTAGCCTTACGACATTCTTCTCAGCCATTCGCGAAAATCGCGGGTGGCATGGCGTGCTGTATGGCGACATGGACGGAGTAGCCAGCGGCAACCTGCCAACAAGCGGCTTACTGGCTGGTTCTGTTGTGGGAGAGTCTGTAGTTACGGACGATCCGCTCGAAGTAAAACCGAAATGCCTCAAACTCACACGGACTACCGGCGGGCCGACTACTACATTCAGCTCGATCAGGTGCATACCAGGGCGCACGCATTGTTTGCGTATAGCGGCCAGCGGATCACTCACCCAATCAGTAGCCGCGCTGCTACGCTATGACGACGCACGCGGAAGTACCAATCAGTTCAAGGCAATCTACAGTGATAGCGGCAGTCAATGCATCTTTGGCAGCGCGGCATGGGTTACTCATTACAGGACGTTCTCGGTGCCTTTGTGGATGAAACCTACCGGATTGGTATTGCAGACCAAAGTGACAGACGCCGAGGCGGCTATTTATGTTGCAGATATAGCCATAGAAGTAATTTGACACGCCTGCTCGCCATCCTGCTCTACGTGTCGGCGACCTGGACAAACCCGGACGGCAGCCAGGGGCAGTCCGAGGCGTGGGGGTCTGTGGAGATCCGCGAGCGGGTGTATTTCTACTCGGGCCGGCAGAGCCGCATCGACTGGCAGTTTGCGGGCAAGCGGCAGCGGGTGCTGGTGTGGACTGGCGGGAGCTACATCACGGTCACGGGGACCAACGTGGGGCCTGGGATGGTGGAGATTGACGGCGTGGTGAGACGATACGATGAAAGCGGGTGGGTGAAGTGAGAGACCTACGCGCCACGCCAGGGCTTTGATTGTGAGTAGATGAGTGGATATGGATTCCGAGAACACCGAAAAGATTATCGACAAACGGCTGGCAAACCTGCGCCCGCCGTGGCAGCCAGGGCAGGTGACGAACCCCAAGGGGCGCGGCAAGGGCAACGTCAGCATAGTATCGGCTATCAGGCGCGTCCTGCGCGAGAAGCTTCCCAATGAGACCAAGCGCACCCAAGTTGATTTGTTCGCGGAGGCGTTGATACAAAACGCACGCAGGGGCAACGGCACGGCGATCAAGGAGATAATGGCGCGGATCGACGGCGCTATACCCAATGTTCACGAGGGTGGGGACCCGGAGAAGCCTGTCCTGGTGCATACCGTTGTGATAACCCGCTGCGCGGAGGCTGCTGATACTGATGGCGACTAGGCCATTCTATGAGCTGGTTGGCGGCGAGCTGCGGGTTAACCTGCACGCGGGGCAGACTGAGGCGTTTGACATTATCTCCGAGCAGTGGGACACGTTCCGCGTCCTGCTCGTGCTGGCGGGCTGGCAGTCGGGCAAGACCCTGATGGGGCCGACCTATCTACACTACTGCATGGCTCAGCGTGCGAAAGAGGGGCACGTCGGTACGCCGGGCGAACCGCTGGACTTCATCGCGGCCTCGGCTACCTATGACGTGCTCCGGCTCAAAATGCTACCGGCACTGGAGGAGTTCTTCTGCCGCTGGCGCGGCTGGGGCAAGTTCTCCGCGTCCGACCGGATCATCTACTCGAATGACAAGTGCAGCCGGATCGTCCTGCGGTCCGCTGACTCCGGCGTTGGCTTGGAGTCGTTCACGGCAATGGACGCCTGGGCCGACGAGTGGGGCCGTGACGAGGTGGACATCACCAAATACGAGTCGATGATGCGCGGCCTGAGCGTCAATCAGGGTCATCTGCTCATCACGACTACGGCGTGGAACCTCGGATGGACCAAGATTTGTATCTACGACCCGGCGATGGGCGGCAGCGATACCTACAAGGTCGTGAGCTTCCCGTCGATAGCCAACCCGTCTTTCCCTCGGGCTGAGTGGGACCGCGCCCGCGAGTCCATGCCCGACTGGAAATTCCAGATGCGCTATGAGGGGCGATTCGTCAAGCCTGCTGGCGTGATCTACACGGACTACATCGACTCCTACGCAGAGTTTGACGAAAAGACCGGCGCGTGGACCGGTGGCGGCAACTTGGTAAAGGCGTTCTCCGTGCCGTCCTCGTGGCTGCGGGACGTTGGCGTGGACTTCGGCGAGGCTGACCACTGCGCCCGTATCTGGGCGGCAGAGGACCCGACAACGCACTATCACTATATCTATCGTGACCAGCTTGGAGGTGGGCTGACGGGCGCGGAGTATGCTAGAGAGGCCGTATCCTACAAAGAGGCCATCCGAGAGGTGCTAGGTGGAGCCAAGAGTGAAAACGATTGGCGATTGAAGTGGGCGCTTGCTGGTGTGGCTATTGTGGAACCGAGGATCAACGATGTCGAGGCAGGTATCGACCAGGGCAATGCGCTGTTCAAGCAGCGGCGCATGTTCGTGATGGACACCTGCACCGGCCTGCGGTCGGAGTTGGCTACATACTCGCGGGAACTGGACGCGGCAGGCGAGCCGACCGCGAAGATCGCCGACAAGCAGAAGTTTCACCGCTGTGTAACGCCGGATACCCGCGTTAATACTCGGCGTGGGTGTATCCCGATCAGCGAGATTGTAACTGGCGATAGTGTGATGACTCGTGCCGGATGGAAGAATGTAACGTCCTCTGCGATAACATCCCGAAACCAACCCATCTATAGACTCGATGTAGACTCTGGCGATTCGCTGAAGGCGACGGGGGATCATCCTGTTTGGTGCCCGGCGCGGGGATGGGTTCCACTTGACGCATTGCGGTATGGTGATATAATATTGATGTATCATCAACCGGAGGCGCAAGCATGGAAAGAGATACTATCGAGTTCCAAGGAGTGCGTTATCACAGATACCCAAACGCGAAGAGTCCGTCAGACCGGAACTACTATATGTCCAAAGGCGGAAGGCTGCACAGCGCGATTTGGGAGGCTATGCACGGGCCTATCCCGGACGGTCACTGCATTCATCATCAGGACGGCAATCCGCTTAACAACAATATCGAGAATCTTGTGCTACTGCATCCGCGAAAGCACAACCACGATCATCATGCAGGCAAATGTAGCGAGTCGGCGCTTAACCACTTGGAACGCATCCGACCCCTTACGATTAAGTGGCATCGGTCTGTGGAGGGTCGGAAATGGCATAGCGACCACGCAAAACGTGCTTGGGCAACTCGGGAACCAATCTCGAAGCTATGTGACCAGTGCGGCAAACATTACGAGTCAATGTCCAGGCGGCCCGGCAGCCGCTTCTGTTCAAGCAACTGCAAAGCTACGTGGCGACGGCAGAGCGGCGTTGACGACGTTGATCGAATCTGTGCCCAATGTGGCAATCCGTTCAGAGCCAACAAGTATTCTCCCGTCCGGTTTTGCTCTAACAAGTGTGCTGCGGGTAGTCGCCGCAGGAAGTAGCCCGGTGTGGAATTTGACGATTCAGGATGTGCCGGAGTTCGTTGCTGGCGGCATTCTCGTACATAACTGCGACGCGTACCGCTACTTAGCGTCACGCTACCCGCTGGACGCCCCGGTGTTCACGCGGCCTGTGATCGTGGAGATCGGCGGTCGCACACCAGGCGGCATCAGGCGGCGAGCAAAACAGTACGTGGAGAACATCACCGATGAATATCGCTGAGATCGCGCCGTGGGTCACGGCAGGGCTGTTCGCGGCACTCTACCTCGTGGAGCACGCACGTAACGCTGTGCTGACGCGGGACTGCATGAACCGGCTTCAGGCTCGGGACCTGCGCGAATACGCGGCGATGCAGCCTGTGCTCGAACCGCAGAGGCAGGACCCGCCCCGGCGGGAGCATCCTCGTGCAAGGCCGGTCGTGACGGACAACGAGGCTGAGGTCGAGGCAATGGTGATGGAAGCTAGGGAGGCGTGGAACACACTATGACGCGGATTGTGATATTCGAGATTCGCGGGCGCTTCGCGTTCCGCGTCCAGGAGCGGCGATGGTGGTTGTGGCGCACAACCAGCACGTCACAGTCGTTCCGCACGTTGACGCTGCTACTGGCGAGTCTGTCGAGCATCTACGCGCACGCTGTCGAGCAGAAGACCGGGCAGAGTAGTAGTAGGCAGGTCCGACGCGCAGCGGCCCGCGCAATAGCTAAGGTGGCACACTAAAATGCCTATCTCTTTCATCGAACATCCAACCGGCGACCCGACCGAGAAGATCGGCAAGCTGGAGGCTATCCTGAAGGCTGGACTGATGCGGCGTCAGAGTCACGAGAGCCAGTGGCGCAACAACATCCTGTTTCTTCGTGGCCGCCAGTGGGAGGGGACAGTCGAGGCTCCCTCCGGCACGCGCCGTATCGAGTATTCACCACCCAACACCCGGGCGAAGTTCGTTGACAACCAGATATACCCGCTGGCGCGACAGGCGGCGGCGGCGCTGGTGGACAACATCGCCCAGCCGATAGCTACTCCCGCGACAATGGACCCCGAGGACGTGCTGGCCGCTGAGATTGCCACCGACCTCCTGCGGTTTCGGCAGGTCGAGGACCACGAAGAGGAGATGCGGCGCATTGAAACGATTTGGGTTATGGTCAGCGGGCTCGTCCTGCGGACAACCTACTGGAACCCTGACAAGTCGTCCATGCTGCCGATAGGCCGGATCGTGGGGGCGGGTGACGTGGAAACGATGATGCTCAATCCCTGGCAGTTTGTGTTGTCCCCGTGGGCGACATCGGCCAAGGACTCTGAGTGGATATGCCTGACTGACGTGCGACCGATTGAGGAGATCAACGATATCTACCGTTCGGACATTCAGGCGGAGGAGTGTGCGACAGTAGTTGGGCTCAATGAACGGGATATGATCGGACTGATTGACGATTCCCACGGTACGGGGGCTCCGCAACAGCCGGTTCGCAACGCGGCCATTCTCAAGAGACTCTACATCAAACCGGATACCAAGCGACCGGACGGCGAGGTTATCACCTGGGCGAACGGCAAATTATTGGGGTCACAGACCACACTCCCCGAAGGGGAAATGCCGTTTCAAGCGCTTGAGTGGTTCCCCTCGCCGGGGTCCCCTTACCCTCTTGCGTTCATCACTCCACTTGTGGACCTCCAAAAAGAGGTCAACATCACGATATCGCAGCTTGTCGAACTCAAGAACAGGCAGCTTCGCGGTGATATGGTGGTTCGCGGCACACAGGCGCCGCGCGAGGAGTGGCAGCCGACTACAGACTTCGACGACCCGTTGACCGGGCGCAAGACGGTCTACCTGGATGCGACCGTGCAGGACTGGAAGTTCCTCGAATACAACCTGGACCCGAGCAACGCCGAACGGCTGATGGCGCGGTTCTACAACGATATGATGCAGATATCGGGGATTCACGAGTCCAGCCTGGGTATGCAGCAGCCGAGTGGGACCCCCGCGACAACGACGCTTGCGCTCAAGGAGTCCGACCTGACCGGGCTGACCATCTTCCGACACGCTTTCAACTTCGCGCACGCTCGAATCGGGCGGCAGAAGATACTGATTGCACGCAACCACTACAAGGTCCCGCGCATCAACCGTATCGTCGGCGATGGCAACGAGGTCAAAGTTCAGGCGTTCCTGGGCGCGGACCTGCGGACCTGCGAGGACGTGCATCCGATGACGACGCCGATGCTCTCCGAAGTGGAGAAGTCCCAGATACGCTCGTCGTTGATCGCCGCCGCTGCCTACGGGCCGTATGAGGGGCCCAAGGACCAGCTTGCCAAGATCAGGATGATACAGGCGTCTGGACTGCCGGACGCGGATGCTCAGGCCGAGAAGCAGTGCGCACCGATGAGTATCGAGGACCTCGAAGCGCTTGTCGGCGAACTGCACGCAAAAGAAGCACAGCTTGCGCTGATACAGGTGCAAATGGCCGTCGAGCAGCTTACGGCTCCACCGGAGGAGCAGCAGGCCGAGGCACAAGTGCCGCCTGAAGTTCAACTGGCAATGAGTGCGGCGGGGGCAGACCCGAACGCATAGCGCGACCAACGCACAACTCAACACGAGCTTAGAGACCACTCTTCGGGGTGGTCTTTTTGCATATCGGGCAGCGGCTCCGTTATGCCGCACTTCCCGGACAACGCTACCGGGTCAACAAGGAGCACATCAAGATGGACGAAACAGCAGCAGGAGTCGCCATAGATGCGACACCCGACACTGCACCGACTGACGGAGAGCAGGTTGCGGACATTGCAACCGAGGCCGAGACGGACAACTCTGAGAGCGAGGCAACTGAGAGCGAGGACAAGTCCTCAGACTCTCAACCCGTGACGGAGAAGCCGGAACTACCAGAGACGGCACGCAAAGAGATTGGCCGAATGGCGAACGCGCTTGCCAAGCTGCAAGCCGAAAACGCCGCGCTGAAGGCGGGCAGCGTTACCAAAACCACCGGGCCAACCGATGCGGCGGCTAAGTCCAAGACCGCCGACCATCCCGCACTGAAAGGGCTCACGCCCGACGAGGACGGGGATTACCTGGTCGATGGCAACTACTACTCGCGTGATGAACTCATCAAGCAATACGACTCCAGTCGTGGCTACGATGAACTCCGCGAGCGGCTTGACCGGATGGAGTCCACAGCGGAGAACGCACAGCGCGACGCGGAATACAACCGCACCGTGACTGAGCTTCACGACAAGCTCTCTGCCAACGTGAAGGACCTGCGCGGCCAGATGTTCCCGGACGTGCCTGCTGCAAAGCAGGAGATGTTCGATAACAGGCTGCTGCGCAACGTCTACGCGATGATCGAGGAGAAGACCCAGAAGGGCGCAGAGCTCACCGAAGAGCTTTTGGTAGGCGCGATCACTGACACGTTTACCGAAGAGCGCGAACTGCTGGGTATCCTCGGGGCCGCGCAAGTGGCCGACAACACCAAATCCAAATCACAACACCCTGTAGCGCCGGGTGGAATACCTGGCGCGGCGGCTCCCAAAGACCCACTGAGTCTACCTCAGCGGGTGGCTGAATCGCTGGCTGACAAGGCCGCGAGGTTAGCGGAGTCTATGCGCTCAAAGTAGTCCACGCCGAACTCGGGGTGGAAAGGACACTACAATGGCTTGGGACGGCGTGAATCTGACCGATCTCAACAACTTCATGAAGAACTACGCCTCGGGCATCATCGTACCCGATCAGTATGTCTGGGGCAGCCTGTATGACGCGCTCAAGGCGAACGTCAAGAAGAATGAGTTTCGCGGCGACGCTGTAGAGCAACTCATCCAGACTACTCACCCGTTCACCGGCACGGCGTTTGGGGAGAATGTTGACATCCCCTACCCGCAGCCGCTCGGGTTCACAAAGAACTGGATACCTCTCAAAGAGGTTATCGTGAACGCCGGTCTGACTCGACAGGCGCTTCAGCGTGCCACTGGTGGCGACGCCAGTTGGGGCCGAAGCGTTGACGCTGTGCTTCGTGCGCAGCGTGAAGAGTTCCGCTGGCTGATGGAGCTTGCCTCTATCGGTGACGGCACTGGCCGACTGGCAAGATCGAGCGCAGGAGGAGCCTACGAAGGCTCTTCTTCCATTAGTTCGACTGGCAAACATGTCACAATCACCTGCGATAACACCTACTGCGACTTTGGTTGGGAGAATGTTGCACTGCTGAAGAAGGGCATGTGGGTTGAAGCCTATCTCAATGCTGGCACTCGCTCTGCCGAGTCCACAACCTATGCGTGGAAAGTGTGCGATGTAACATTCGGCAATCGCGCCAACAGCACACCACAAGCGGGGACGTTCAAGATCGAGGTTAATGCTGACATCAACGCTCAGTTCGACGACGGCACTGTGATCTACCTGGCGGGAACGCGCAGCAAGACGCTCAGTGACTTTGCGGGCACGGGAGTTGGGAGTCCGGCAAGAGCATATTGGGCCGAAAATATGCAGGCTACCTACGACGTTCTTGCTTCGCTGCCGATGGGCCTGGTCGGAATAGTCGCGGACAACGTGAACGCCACCAAGAAGTATCAGGATGGCGTCACAGAGAGCACGCACATCCAGTGCCAGCTTGACACGTTCCAGGGCCTTGCTCGCGCCAGCTATCCCACGCTGAACTCGAAGGTCTACAACGGCGCGGACCTGGGCGGCGCAAAGGAAACGCCGGAGGACTGGTCACTGTCTGTGATTTCAGACGCGATGAACCAGACTGAAAGCGACACCGGCGGCAAGACTGATCTGCTGCTGTGTTCCAGCGAACTGGCAATGGCGATCAATCGCCAGAACCGCTCGGAGCAGAACTTCACGGTGAATATCTCGAACTCGACAGGCGTGAACCAGAACGCCGTGGGCGCGATGTATGCCAACAAGTTCCTGTGTCCTGACGGGCGGGTTATCCCGATCATGGTGTCCAAGACCATCCCGCGCAACGTCCTGTATGGACTTTGCACTGAGGACCTGGACTGGTATACCAAGGGCAACTTCGACTTCCTGAAGCTGAATGGCGAGGTTTGGGATAAGAGCTACGACGACCGCAAAGCCAACTTTGAGGCTCCGTTCGGCGGCTACTCCCAGCTTGGCGCTCGACGCTGCGACCGCCATTGGGTCATTCAGGATATGAAGGACAACATCTAGGGCGGGACGTGAGCATAGCGGGGCGGCTGGCTCGCCCCGCTTGTTTTAACCGCTAAGGAGACTATCCAATGACGCTACTTGTGCTCGAAAAGTGGGTGCGCGTGGTAAACACCGCAACGGTGTCGCACGCCGTCCACGATGTGAAAGGGAAGTTTGTCATCCCGCCGTACGACAATACGGACGAGACGATCATCACCCTGCCGGGTGATGTGTTCCGGCGCTGGCAGCGGGCCGGTTGGCTTGTGAGAGCCGACAAGGTTCAGGCAAAGCCAAAGCCGAAACCGGACAAAGTTCCGACTGCCAAAGTGCATCCTGAGTCCTCATTGTCGATGAACGAGATTCGGGCACGGTTGGCGGTCGAGGGGATCAAACTACCCGTAGGCACGACAAAGGCGGCGGCTCTTGATATGCTCAACGATGCCGTCGAGACAGAAAGGACAGACGAATGAAGATGAACACGAAACGGATCAAGTGGGCGCTTGCCGTTGTACTCGTGCTCGCACTGGTAACTGGGGTCTGGGCGGCTCAGACCATCGGCACTACGCCGATAGCGGGGCGCGTCAAGACACTCGCTGTCACCGGCGCGGCCACTGTCGGGGCCAAGCTCACCGCGCTTACTCTCTCAGTCGGCCAGACATCGACGCTGGTCGGCACTACGACGTTCGGCAACGGCTACTCCGGGACCGGCGCGACAATGACCGGGAGCGGGGCGCTGTCTACTAAGGGCAATCTGGCAGTTGGCGGCACAAGCACCACCACGGGCGCGATCTCGGGGGCAAGCACGATCACCGCCGCGGGCGCGGCTACATTCCCGAAACTGAGTATCGTGAACGAGGCGACGGCTACGCGGACAGTGACCGGGACCGACTACGGCAAGATCGTATTGTGCTCGTATGCTGGGGCAAACACCGTTACATTGCCTGATCCGTCGTCTGGCGCTATTGGTTCGTGGCTTTACATCGGCAGCCTGGTGGACCAAAACCTAACCATTGTGGGCGGCTCCACGTCGAACAACAATCAGATCATCGCCGATGGAGTGCTGACGAGTGATAACGTGGTGTTTTCAACTGGCAGCCATAAGGTGGGAGCGTTGGCCCGTGTGGTAATGGTGAGCGCCAGCAAGTGGATGATAACCAACGCATCGTCATGCACGATGGTGCCGGAACCAGCGGACTAACCCGCCGCTCGCACCGGCTCATAGTGTGAACACTACCCTGACCCCGGAAGCTCCGGGGTCATTCTTTCAAGCTCATTCACGCAAGTGGTCTTGAATGAATGACGGGGCACAGAGAAGAGGAACGACATGGACAACCTCACCTGGGACGATATCGTGAACTTCGTTTCCGAGATTCACACCCGCGAAGGCGGGCAGCCAAGCAGGACGCTCTATCGCACGCTGGCTAACCAGTGTTTGCGCGACCTGGCGGAAACGACTCCGGTTTACCGCAAGGTCTGGACGAACGACGGCGCGACCGGGAGCCCCACGCTGGCAAGCAACCTCGTCGCGTTGCCTACCGACCTGGTGAGCGTGGAAGCGGTGGAGTGGGGCGCGAACCCGACCCAGCTTGTGCGGGTGACTGTTGACGAGCTTGACGAGATAGAGTCCGGCTGGCGCACTCGCACGGGCGACCCGACCAAATACGCGCAGTTCCACACGACTTCGCTTGTGCTGAACACGATCCCGACCGGCACGACCACGAGCCTGCTTGCCATTCGCGGCACGGCCTACCCTCCTTCCTTCTCCGACACGCCGACTGACACGAACCCGCTGCAATACATCCCTGCTGGTCAGCAGCTTATCGTGGCCTACTACATCCTGGCCAACCTGCCGGTCGCGGGCGTTGTGCCGATCAACGATTCACCGGCAGCGGCGACTCTGGCCCAGTTCCAGACACAGAAGCGATTCGAGACAGTGAAGCAGTACAACGCTCGGTATCTGGAGATGCGGCAGTCCGTGTCCGTGGGTGACAATCAACGCAAGCGAGCGAACTTCAGCTACTAGGGGAACGTAGATGTCCTGGCAGTATAAAAGTGCAGCTCAAAACGCCATATTCACGTTCGCGGGCAGCATAAACGCGGGGGCGCTCCAAGGGACAGGTAACGATCCCGAGGGCCCGATACTGTGGGGAATAGGCGGAGCATCGCCGGAGTTCTTCTGGGGCAAGCGTGCCTTTGACGCGCCGGAGTTCACCGCGTTCGATGCTTATGTCACTTACTCCCAGATCGACATATCATGGGACGAACCAGCTATTGTCACTATGCAGGCGTCGCTGTTCATACGCACCGACGAGGGGGTGGAATCCCTTCATTATGACTGGCAGTTTGAGGCTACCTGGCCGAATATCACGTGGGCGAAGAGCATCGCGTTTTCAGTCACGGTTACTGTGCCGATGAAGGTCTCGGCACAACTGCGCACACTGCCCGCTCTGGAGGGCACTGAGCTTTGGAAGCGTTACCCAACAGCCAAGACACCGAACTGGATGGAGGATCGTGAACTGCGGTTGTCCTGGGAGCGTGACGAAGACCGCGACATAGTGATTGACGCTGACCTAATGGGCGAGACCGGGCAGTATGTGGCAAACTCTCTTTACGAGCCTGATCAATTCGGGATGATTGCCTGTCGACCGCACGCTTCCGCTGAGTTGAACCCTACTGCCTCAGACTGGGACACGTTATGTTCGATAAGTCTGGGCACTGGCGGGTGCTTGCAGCCTACGAACTTTGGTGCGCACGATTACAAGTTAGGTGACTTCACCGCGTTGTCGCTTTCCGGCTCAAGCATCACCTGCGCTGCACCCGAAGAGGGGTTGGCAGAAGGGCCCGAGCTTTACAGCTATATCGCGGCGCACTCGGTGGAATACACTGGCGATATCACTTACCTGGAGGGGTTGCCGCTAGAAGATGTTGGTGTAATCGCCGGTGAAGAAGCGCCTGTGTGGGACCCTGTTGAAGGGGAATGGGGCGCACCAAACGACGGAATCACGTCGCTTGAACAAACAGGGGGCACGGTCGATTATCTAGGTCAATGGCAACTGGACGGATTATTTGGTTATGGCGGCGACTACAAGATTAGTGACTCGGTCGCCCGCTGCGACTCGGTTGCCATAGTGGTGCAGGACGAGGAGGAGTGGACTACCCACGGCGGCCTGTATGTTGACCAGCCCGGAGACCACAACCAGCCTGAATATGCGGCTACAGCCGAGCCAAATGACGAAACGTTCGCGGATAAGCGTATTTTGCTTACCGTGCCTGAGCAGTCCACGATTGTCTCGAACTTGATAGGCGTCAGCAGCGCATCGGGCAGTCGGAAAGTTGCCGAGTGGTTATATTCCGGGTTGGCAAACTGGACGTATGACACTGAGAAGTTGCTGTGTGAAGACGATGGACACGGCAAGATAAAGGTTACTTGCCTGAACGCCAGCGGGTCCATGTCCATAGGTTACGCTGCTTGTCGCAAAGAAGCGGGACCCAATGAGACTGACAACTGGCTCGGGTGCAGATACTTCGAGCTTGATATCGCGGGTGCGAATACGGATGACTTCAACATCCAAGTGGCAGGCCGCACTTATCTGGTCAGCACCCAGAAGCCTCGTGTAGACGTGTTGACATTCGCTGAGGAGTTGCCATACCCTCCCACTCAGAGCTTGCTACCGACGTTCCAGCCGGAAGCTATCGAGCCTCCGACCGTGACTGATATTCCGAAAGACTGGGGCATATATCAGCCGGGCACAATCGTGCTGTCAGGTTTTGCCGAAGGCGCATCGTATGTGCTGGACGGTATTACGCTTGTGCGGACCAGCGCACCGAAGTTGTTGATACTGCCGGAGCCGCAGTGGGTAGGATGGAAGCCCAACTACCCGCGAGACCCAAGCGTAGACGGTGATCCGCAGGCTTTCTTCGACGCCGGGGAGGACCACTGGGCACACCGAATAGGCTTTGTTCTGATGGACGGCATGGTGGTCGCGGAGATCGTGTCCACTGTCTTTGAGGACAACGAGGGCTGGACGATAGAACATCCGGCGTTTTCGAGTGAACACAACTACATGGCGTTCCCCCACCCGGTCACGGTTCTGGCCACTGTCGCGCTCAATCCGGCAGCGGTCAGTGCGTGCGCTTACGAGTGGGACGAAGAAGGCGATCTGTCTGAGATGCCTATCGCGTATCTTGCCGGACCAGTTGCGCTTGCGCAGGCTTGTGGGGCGAGGTTGTCGTTCAGCCGACTGACTCTGCCGCCAAATATGGTCAGGCCGGTCCTGTCGTTTGCGAAGTATTACGGGGGCGTCGGACTCGTGAGAGTCGCGGACCCTACCCGCAACTATCCAGCCAGGCCGATTGACGTTACAACCGGCTGCGAGGGTGACTATTCTGCTGAAACAGATCAATCCAGTTCGTTTCTGACGTGGGGCGACGGCACTGAGACGAAGACGCTCAGGCAATACAGCCAGGATAACGCTCTGCACGAGTGGAGTGCCGCTGTGACTGATGGAGACGAAGGGTCCGCTTTCTACGACGTTCGCAATCGTGCCTTGTCGGTTCTTACCATCCAGTCTGAGTCCCCGGAAGTGGACCCGGAAGACCCGCCGCCTGTGCCAAACCAGATCAGGCGATTGTGGCAACCAGACATATTGGGCTCGTTCATGAATCACAACCACCCGCTAGGAGTGTAGCATGATATCGCTAATCGGTTCCGGCATAGAGTTTATAGGCTACTTCACCAGCTTGAAGATCGGGAAGACCGGCCTGGCCGATGTGACTGTGGACGTTTACGACCCGAGCAACACGAAGATCAAAACCGCTCAGGCAACCACGGAGATCGGCGCGACTGGCGCTTACCGCTACGTCCTTCCGGGGGTAGCAGTTGATGAAATTGGTAACTACAAGGCATTCTTTTCCACGGAAAACCCTGACGTGGACTACAAGCAGGTTCCAGCGGCGGCTACAGTCGTAGGCCAGTTACCTATCAGCGAGCCCTTGCCTGCGGACCCCGTGGCGGGTATCCTCGACGACGACCTGAACGGACTACTGGCAATGCTGAGGATTCGGCTCAATGACGTGGACCAGGGCAACTACTCCGCGACTGAACTAATGTATTGCCTGAACATCGCCTACCGGGAAACAGTTGTTGCTTCACTATGCCACCGTGCTACCGCTGCAATCGCGCTGGTGGCCTCTCAGCACACATACGCGGTTGTTGACTCGACTGACGCCTACATTCGTATATTTGACCCGATTGACGTGATGATCGGGGCGCAATCGCTGACGCGGCGCAGCATGGGCGATATGGGTGTTGGTCTGGAACGCTGGAACAGCGAGGCTCCGGGCGTGCCTGTCGAATGGATGCACTTGACCGGCAACCAGATCAGGTTGCACCCGGCTCCGAGTGCCGACGTTACCGGCGCAATCTCGTCTATCACAACGGTCCCGGTGGCCAAAGGCAGCGGGTATAAGGTCGGCGACACTCTAAGCGTGAACGGTGGAACAGGCGGCACGGTGCGCGTGACGCAGATAAGCACAGGCGGCGTTGTGGAATCACTGGAACTGGTGACTTCAGGCACGAGTTACGAGGTCGAGACAAAGACAACGACCGGCGGCACGGGTGGCGGCTGCACTGTGGCGGTTGCGACCATCGGCCAGCTTACGGTTCACGGATTTGCAGCGCCCAAGCCTCTACTGCTTGGCACGGACACACCGGACGCTCTGCCGAGTGCGCACGCGCTTCAAGCGATACTGGACCGTGCGGAGGCGGAGGCACGCAAGTGCCGAATTACTACGTCACAGAACGCGGCTCTGTATGAGCGGCTTATGGGCAGTTGGCGCACCTGGTGCGAGAAGATACGCGAAACGGCGCGAGGGAACGTATAGTGGACAGCACTGGACACATAATCGGCGCGGCCAACTTCTCCGGCGGCGAGACGACCATCGAGCGTGTCACCGCTGAGTCTTCGGCTGTACTCGAGCGGTGCAACGGCTTCAAGTGCGAAGACGGGTCTATCACACCTGACGGACTGGTGGACGTGCTCACCGCTACGCCGCTGGCCGCGACAATCCCCGAGCAGGTCCCGGCGGTATTCATTGACGACGAGGAATCCATCGTGGTGGCGCGGGACGCAGACACGAACTTCCGGCTGGCCAAGGATAATGTGTGGGGCTCCGCGCTGGACGAGTGCGATATTGTGGTCGAGTCCACTCCCGCCAAGGTCGGACCCCACGTAGTGTTTGCCACCAAGGGGGCACACCCGGAACTGATGGTAATCGAGCCGGGTGTCACGTCGGGCACGCAGGTCAGGCCGTTGTCGATCAAGTCGCCGCGTGACTATGTAGACGGCGCGAGCCCCAGCGTCACGGCGGCGAGCGTTGACGAGACGCAGTTGTTTGACTGCGCGGATACCTGGGACGATCAGACTGGCTGCACAACGACGAAGCCGACCTCGACCAGCGCACTCTTGAGCATTGCAAGCACGGCTACCGCTAATGCGCGACTGACCGGCATCGACCTAGGCGCGACTGGCATTGACCCCACAGGTAAGTCGTTCCTTGTTGTCGATGTCCAGATCGACGCTGACCCGCAGAACTATTCCATTCTCGGCCTGTTTGCCAACGAGCCCGCAATGCAGGCTTCCGGCTACGATCTTGTGCTCTATAGCGACCAGGCGTTTACGACCGAACTGTTGCGGCTGCCGATTCCGAGGCTTGTCACCAACCAAGTGCATCGAATCGCGTTCAACATTGGCACGCTCGCCTCTGAGATCAAGTCAATCGCGATTTGCACAGCGGCGTTCTTCGAGCCGCCCGCGTCCAGCACTACCTACACGATTCGGCTGTTCAGTGATGCGGCTTGGCTCAACTCGTGGACGTTCAAAGGCAACTTCCTGCTCCCAGCGGTGGCGTTCAGCACATCCCCGTATGCAGCGGCACTCTCGAAACTGACCGCGCAGGGCGCACTGGTTGACCTGCCGGATTCGGCGAACCTGGTGTTGAACCCGTCGTTTGAAGACGGCGCGAACTTCGGCGAATCGGGTGTCAGCACAAGCTGGGATATGCCTGGAACCGCATCACGCTGGGAGAGTGGACGCGGGGGCGTTGCAGCCCACAGCGGCGGCGTGTTCATCGAGCTTGACAACTACAGCACAGGACCGGAGAAGATATCACAGGCGGACATTCTGCTTTCTCGGGGCGTGCAATACGTCCTGGAGTGCTGGTATATGTATACCCGCGCTGCTGCCGGGTGGCGAATGAGCTTGGCCTACAAAACGTCCGGTGGTTCCGCGATCTCGACACAGACTTTCCCTGGCAGTGGCTACTACTCGGAGAATCTTTCCTCCTCCTGGCGGCTAAAGCGCGAGTCATTCACGCCGCCAGCAGGCACGCACCATGCCACTCTGACCATAGAGACAGAAGGCTCATTGTGGATGCGGGTGAACATTGACGACGTGTCCATCACACATGCCAACACGATGACACAGGGCAACGCCGTCATTCTGATGTCACAGAGCTTGGAAGGCACTGACCTGAACCCGGAACCGCACCTGGTGGAATACTGCTATGCTTACGCGGTACGTGACAAGCGTAGCACGGACCAGTGGCGGTGGGCTCTGAGCAACCCAAGCAAGGCGCAGGACACCCGGCTGGTGGCCGACCCGTGGACCTCATTCAGCCTGTCGGCGAGCAAGCTCGGCGGCAGGATAGCATCCGCGACTGTCAATGCAGGTGGCACGGGGTATGCGGCAGGCGACCTATTGACTGTCGCGGGCGTACAGGATGCGCTGGTCGAAGTCACAGGCGTAAACTCGGGCGTGGTCACGGCAGTTGAAGTGATACGAGCAGGGTCAGGCTTGATTGACTCGTCCACCTACAACACGGGCATAGCAACCACACACCAGACCGGAAGCGGCAACGACGCTTGCACGCTGGACCTCGTGTGCGAAGACGCTACCGACGAATACGGGGACTACCTGCAATACGTCTTGTTCTACAGGCGGCTGTATAACGGGGCGGTCGGATATTGGGGCGACTGGACCTATATCGGCGCGGCGGCGTGGAGTGATTCCGCAGCGATGACACTGACTGACGCTGGGCTGGATGCGGACCCGGTAGTTGACCTGCGGGACGTGCCGGAAGTGCTGGAGATCAGCAACACAATCGCCGATTCCGCGAGATATGTTGTCAGCAGCAAGGGGCGTGTCTACAGCGCGTGCCTCGGCTGGGACCCGGAGAATCAACAGTGGATGCGGCCCACGGCAATCCAAGTGAGTTCATACGACAAGCCGTGGGCGCACCCGACGCTGGTTACTGACTGGACGCTCACAACTGACGGGACCGAACTGGACGGCTACACGGCTTCGGGCTCGGTCGTTCGCGGGCTGGCTGTCCTCGATGAAGACGTGTTGGTGTTCCTGGACAACGAGTTCTTCCACTGTCGCGGGGAAGACCCTGTTGCAGGCTGGCGATTCATTGCGCGTCAATCGGTCGCGTGCAAGTCCAACCGGGCGATAGCTACATCGGCACGAGCGGCATTCTGGCACGACGGCGCGAACTTCGTGCGATATGCCGGGGGGGTCGCGGCTCCCGTGTCGCGGTTCCTGGTCGATTCGACACTGATCGACTGGACGCAGCCGCACTCGGCAACCTACTGGCAGGACAGTTATGTGTTCCACTGCGTGTATGACGGGGAGTGGGCGCTGCTGATCTTCGACACTCGCTCGGAAGCGTGGAGAATACGCAGGTCGAGTGAACTGGAGTGCGTGGGGATATGTGCCGACACCGAGACCGTCTACGGGATAACTCCCGGCGGGCACTTGGTCAGTCTGTTTGGCAGCGATAACGCAGACGGCACGGACAGTGGACCAGTTCGCGAGATGTGGATGCGCTATATGCGCGTGTCACCACCCGGCTACGATGCTCAGGTGTGTCAAGTCGTGCTCGATATCGTGGGCACTCCTGGCGAGGTTGTTGAACTGACCGCGACCGGCATCGGCGCGAAGACGGTTGTGCAGGAACGCGAGCTTGTCCTGGTTGCCAACAAGACGCGCTACCAGGTTGGCATCAATCTCAAAGCTGAGTTTGTAGAGCTTCAGTTGACGTATGCAGGCACTACACCGCCTGAGTCTATACACTTCGCAGGATTCGACTGCGATAACCCGAGGGCAAGCTAATGGCAAAGACCGCCGAAACCAAGCAACCCGCGCTTTCCAGCCGGTTACTCGTCGAGGGTGACAGTGAACTGGTGGCGTTGGTCAAGGAACTGGACAGGCTCCACGGAGCCGCAGTTGTGATCCAGGACGACAAGGGCCGCAACGTCCCCGTGCGAGTCAACACGTCAACGCTGGGGATGGAAGTCTATCGCGGGGGTAAGTGGCAGCCAGTCGGCAGTCAAGCGGGTGCGGCCGCACCGGAGCAGGTTCAGCGCACAGTGGTCATTGGCGGCAGTGGCGGCGGCATCCAGTCGGGGCCGATAGTGTTTGATAGTGCGGTCACATTCAATGGGCCGACCAAGCTCAACAACACCGTGCTATTCGACAACAACAGCACGAGCACTGTTGACGGCAACGCCGCGTTTTCTGGTCCAGTGCAGTTTACCGGCGCGGTAAGTTGTGTCGGGCCGCTGGAAGTCACTCATGGAGCCGCAGCGTTTCAGCAAGCACAAATCGTTCAGACCATTCTCAGGCCGGAAGAGGCCAGCGATACCGCGTTATCGGTACGTCCTAACGACAAAGACGAGGCAACAGCAACCATTGGTGGCGATGGCAGCTTAGCGTGGGGGTCCGGCGATGACCCGGCTGACACTGAACTATACCGTGACGCCGCTGCAACTCTCAAGACACCGGGCAACTTCTCAATCGGCGGCAACGTCATACTGCCCACGACCACCGGCACGCAGATTGGCACTGCCACCAACCAGCTTCTTGGATTCTACGGCGCGACCCCCGTGAACCAGCCTGAAACCGTGGCGGACCCGTCAGGCGGCACTACGGTTGACTCTGAGGCACGCACGGCGATCAACGCGATTATCGACCGACTACAGGAACTCGGACTGATAGCATAGAGGTGTGAAATGGCTTTCCCAATAGCAGCAGCGATAGGGCTCGGAGGCTCACTGCTTGGCGCGTCATCGGCCAAGAAAGCGGCAGCACGGCAGGCGGAAGCGATGCTCAAGGCGTCGGCGATGGAGGACCAGCGCATCCGCGAGCTTACGGCTCCATATCTGGAGAACTACAAGTGGGCCAGCGGGCTCACCAAAGAGACTGTCGGCAAAGTCCTCATGCCTCAACTTGGCAAGGAGTCCGACATCCTCAAGGGGCAGCACGAGCAGAGCTTGTCCGATATCGCCAAACAGAAGCGGCTTGCGCTGGGCAAGTCCTCGCTGTTCTGGGGTCGCACAGGCAACCAGGGCAAGGCACGCGGCGAGGAGCTCCAGATCGGCCAGCTTGCCACTGACGCGACCAACCGCGCAAAACTGTCCTACGGCGCGAGCCAGGAGAGTTACAAGGACAACAACCTCTCCCGGCTGATGAACGCGCTGGGTGGTGTGTCGTCTTCCGGCGCACAAGGGCTTGGTGTAGCCGCTCAGGGTGCGCGGGACGTGGCATCCACGGCGATGGGTGCGGCAGGTGTGAGGGCACAGGGCACGCAGGACTTCGCCGCAGGGCTCGGGAGTCTGGGCGGCGCACTGGTTGGCGACTGGCTCGGCGAGCGCGAACAGGATCGACTAGCGAAACTGCTTGGACTTGGCGGCAAGACGGCTGGAGCATCAACGCGAAGCTCGTTCCCTGTCACAAGCCTGAGCGGGTCGAGCCTCAAGCGATACTTCTGATGGCAACTACTCTCGAACCACAGGTGGCACTATGGCTGATGTGATAGGCAGATTTGTTGAGACGGCGCTGCGCGGGCGTGAACAGGGCGTGCAGATGTTCGAGCGCGTCCAGCGGCTTCAGGCACTTAAGGAGCAGCGTGAACAGCTTGCGCAGGACCGCGCCCGCGCCCAGGCCGCGCAGCAGTTCAACTACGTCAACAGCATACTCACTGACCCGCTCAAGCGGAAGGACCTCGCACCGGAGCAGGAAACCGAGCTTGCAGCCAGAGGGCAAGCGTATGCGTCAGAGTTAGGCCTTCCGTGGGTGGATAACAACCCGATCAAGTCCAAGGTGATGGAGGATATCACCCGCTTGCAGCGTGATCCTGACTATCAGCATGTGCCAGTAAAAGACAGACTATCGGAACTCTCAGGCAAGTGGGGCAAACATTTTTGGGACTACTACTGGACAATGGACGATACCGAAGACCTGATGAACCACCAGGCAGAACAGGCCGCGCCCCAGCCTGCCGCGACTGAGCGACCGCCATTGCCGGGTCAAGCGCGGGAGTTTACCGCACGGGAAGGCGGCGAGACTGCGCCTGAGTCTATTCAGGTGCATGAGGGAGCACAGGTCCCGCAGGAGGCGGCTGAACCGGCAGCGCCCCGCACACAGGAAGACATCGCCGGAGAACGATTGTTCGGCAAGTATTACACGCCGAAACCGGGCAGTGCCGAGGTTACTCAACTGCTCAATACGGCAACAGCGAACCAGGTGGCTGACGAGATCGCCGGGGGCAAACTTCCGGAAGTTGTTGCAGGTAACAGGAAGCA